TAAGAACCCCCTCATCAATACCAATCAATACAAGAACATTGGTATCTCCCGGAAATCTGACAAACACTACGATTTACACGCATTCTTAAATTCCATACACGCCATGGTTCGACAACCACGGACCACGGTGGAACGTATAGTGAAAACATTTGTGCAGTCTCTTTTACCAGACAAGTATCTTGTAAATAATTCAAATGTTGTAAAGAACTATAGGTTGAGGGGTAACAAGACGGTGAATTTGAGCTTCGAGGGGGTTCTCTCTAAACCTTTCTTTACGGGTGAAAAGAGTGCACCAGTCGTGATTCCAGTCCCCAAACCCCGAAAACCTGACATTAAAATTATGGTTCCTAAACCAAAAACACCTGAAAACAAAGATGCTGCTAAAGCACGGGCTATCGCCATTCTCAAGGCGGGGAAGGGGAAACCCAAAAAGCGCCCTGGTATCGTTAGAGCACGACCTTAAAAACCCTCTTCGTACCCTCATCAACTTCAGAGAGTATCTTAAACTTTGGAGTCTTGACGAGTTTCTCGCCATTCTTAGTGACGAATGATTTCATCCGTTCAACTTCACCACGGGGCATTTTCCTGATGTATTTGAGCGTGACATTCTTGTTTCCAACCGTGAATACAGTTGAAGACATTTTTAATATTAACCTATAATAAAACAATGCTCGCGTTCATTATTCTCACATTGATCAACATACTCATTCTCGTGAAGACTGGGCAGGCCATGAAGACTGGGCAGGCCATGAAGACTGGAAAGACGGGTAAGGATTGGACTGTTTACGGGACCATGGGTTGCGGTTGGACTCGTAAGCAGTTAGAACATATGAAGAAGAGTGGAAAGCCTCACACATTTGTCGATTGTGACAAAGAGGGTTGTGATGGTATGGATGCGTATCCCACACTCGTGAGCCCTACTGGTGAGAAGACGGTTGGGTACAAGGAGGTTTAAATGCCACGCATAACCTGGAGGGAAAGTGCGAGAATGAAAGCATCAAGCAAGGTGTTGAGTGGCTTGAGAATAGTGATGTGCTTCACGAGAGACCTGTTCCACACGAGACGGAGGAGGAACGTGCTGATGAGCACAGTGAGCACAAAGATGAGAAACTCGGTGACTGCGTCAGACTTGCTTTGAGCCTTGGTAACTTCCTGAATCATTTATTACATACGGATATTTTTTTCTAATCAAACTATAAATGAAAGGACTCCCCCCTGTGAGTGGGTCCGAAAGTAAGTTCACAAACAGGCGTTGGGGGACAACGACTGGTATTGGGAACAATAATTGTTACGCCTATGCGGTGGGTGACTACGAGGCATACAGGTGGCAAAAGTCCATTCCTGGTGATCGTTCTGGACTTTCTAACGGGAGTCACAACTATACACATTGTACGGGTCTTCCCAATCGCGTTGTTTCTGACAACCCTAAAAAGGTGTACAGAGTCAAGCCTAACGAAAAATGTAAAAAGGGTTACTATAAAGTTATGATGTTTGTCTCTCCTGGGAGACCCACAAACTATATTCGCCAGGGTGATTTCCACTTTTACAAGCAACACAGTGTAGTTGAGTATAAAATCAAGACTGGTGACACGGTGGTGTCTGTGGCAAAGTTCTTTAAGGTTCCAGAGTCGCGGATAAAGAGGGGTGGTTCATTTGGAGTTGGTAAGCGTATCGTATTCAAGGCGAACGTATTCAGTCACAAGCGTGGGTGGGCTACTGGACCACTTCTGACTGATGCGAATGGAAAGGTTATCACGGATCCTCGCAAGGCTTCTAGGAACTATCCAGGTCTAAACTATGAGAGGTACTGTAGTTCATTCTGCGTGAAGAACACTGGGATCAAAGTCGGCAAGACTCACCCCAAGGTCGGCAAGAATACTGTCTAGGTCAGGTTGATTTTCAACGTCAAAGTTGATGTCGAAAATATCCATCACATTAAAAATAGATTCCTCATTCAAGGACACAGAGTTTGCCTCTGCTGTGTAATTGTTTTGAATCGTGACTACAATCTTAAATTGAGAAGCATCAAATACTTTCCTGCAAGTTGGGCATGTATTCTTACCTTGGTCTTTCCACCTCTGTATACAGTGGGAATGAAATATATGTCCACAACGGATCGGAGGATTTGTCCTCGTCGATCGGACTTCACCGAGACATATGGAACACGTCGACATTCTATAGGAAGGATTTAAAGTTTTTTTGGTGATTTCTCTCAGTTAGTACACATCGGGCATCTTGAGGAGGGGTACGTTGCAGTTGTTGCAGTTCGCCTTACCCTGTTGCTCCTGTACCTGCGACATGAGTTGGGGACCTTGCTTTTGGAGAAGTTGGCGGTACGAATAATTGTCCTCGAAGGAAATGTTGTTCTGCTTCATGATGTAATTGTTAAAGAGCTGGGCTGAAGAGTTAATGGTGAAGCACCGACCGTCGGCCATACCAAGTCGCTGAGACATTTTTATTACAATACCATTAGAAATTAATTCGCCTATTAGTAATCGTCTTCATCCAAGATTCAAACCCCTTCTCTCTGAGCTTTTTGATAAAAGGGTCACATTTATATCCCAAGAAAATGTCAAAGACGTCAGTCTCCTCGGTGCGAGACACTCTAATGTCGTCATTTTCATTGATGTGTTGGTTGATGATGTTGTATGCAAATGCAATCTCCTTAAGGGTTTCTGCACCAGTGATGATGATCTTCCCAGTACTGAAGATACTGCATGTGATTTCCTTCATCTCGTGGGATGGTTTAAATTTGATTTTCACCGCTGAGTATCTATCTGGTTCGAAAGAAACTTTGAAGATGTCATTGTACTCTTCGAACCAGTCAGCCACCTTCATGAGATTGACGTTGTAGTTGAGACTGAAGTTAGAGTTGATCATGACAACTCGGAAGGAATCACTGGAAATACTACTTTCCATATCCAAAAAAGTCTTGAAGATCTGGATGAGTTGGGTAATGATACGCTTACAGTCAAAGAGGTCACAACACCCCGCAACTTGAATACTTCCATTGGGGAACACTTTGACAGACTTGGTACTGTACGTGTCATGGTAGGTGAGTGTCACCTGGTTGTAAAATGTAGTGGGTTTCAACGTCCATTCAAAACCATCGGTGTTCGTTCCCTCGCGTCGCATCTTGTAGGAACCGATCCTCTCGAAAGTGCTCCGAAGTCGCTTTATGTCAATCTCTTGCATAAAGCTCGAGACCATAGTGATTGTTGTAATCTTTATCCATGAAGGTCGGGTCTCATCTGGTAAAGCTTTACGAATATCTTCAAGGGTCAATAGATACGAAAAGCTGTTGTTGGCGATTGAAGAGTACATTTTTGTAGCATACTTTTACAACTACGACTGATCTACTTAGGTGTTTAAAGAAAACATTCGCCATAAATCTAGATGACTTCCTTTATCCGTTCTGCCAAACATGTACTCGATGTTGAGTCTGACCTTTCATACATCGAAATCGTATATGATCGATATATGAAAGGAAAGGGGTACGACACCTTCACGGATTATATCAACACAGAACCACTGGCTGATTGGATACACATCCAATCTGAGAAGCATTCGATTCCTTATGAAAAGTTTCTCGATTCAATGGTGAAAAAAACGATTGAGGTTAGACAGAGAATGGTAGAACTTGTACTCGAAAATATTATGGTTTATGAACAGTCTAGTAAGGTGTATGTACGAATTGCACACGCTACAAAGATCATTGATCCAACATTCCAACCACCCCGTGTAAATATGGAGAGTGCTTGGCAGATGGAGTTTATCAAGAAGTTGTGTAAGAAGTATATTCCCCACGCTATTCAGGAATGTACGAAAAAGTCGAGACTTGAATACTTCTTCAACGTCTTACGTATAATAGAGTTAGAACAATAAAAAGTAGGGCTAAAAATACCCAAAAGTATGGAATACTCTTGTTCGATACACCTACAACAACATCCTTTCGGGGTCGATCTCGTGTAAAGCCATAATCAATGTTACGTTGAGGACGCACCTTTTTCTTAATGAGACAAGGTTTAGTTTCATTAGCACAAAGACCTGTGCTACAGAAGACACTTTTCCCAGCAACTGGTAATCCATTAGGCTTCTTCACCTCAACAAAATCACCAAAATCGCCAGTCTGTCGCACACCCCCTGGAAGGGAGAAATCATGTGTGACAAATGGGTTCACATTGTTAATGGCATCCTCGTCGTTGAGCATAAATTTACTCATCGCTGTTATTACTACTTCAGATTATAATTTTTGTCTTTCATTTTATACCGATGTTCTTCCCACATTTTATCTAAATCAATATTCAACATGTGGGCTAATTGAAAAAGGTAGCTAAATACATCACCCATTTCCATCATGACATCGGTGCCTCGCTCCTTTTTTAGGTTTTGTTTCTTGAATGTTTTCTTATACTGTCTGATCGCAGATGCAAGCTCACCAACTTCTTCTGAGAGTAAGAGCCATACCGTATCCAATGGGGCACGATCCCACCCCTTTGATCTACAAACTTTCTCAGTTTCCGTTTTGTAATAGTTTAGACTCATGACTTATTATTCTCTGGTGTACAATCTTTAATTGATACCGATCTTGTTATTGAAGTCAATCTTCTTTCCATAGGTACTGGTATTAACTGGTTGATCCAGGGGAACACTAATAGTCTCGATGTCACTTGTATAAGCGATATATTGCGACACACCAGTTTGGATTTGTGACAGGGCACTAGAAATGACACGAGTATTCATATCCTTGACCTGTTCATTGACTCGGTTGTAGTGATCACCCGAGTTGCTGATAAAGACCATTCGCATGATACCGTACAGGTCATCTGGGTTTTGGTAATCAATGGCAATACCCGTATTATTCTTGAACGTCTGACGGATGCCACGCTGGAGAAGATTTTTATTGAAATCAGAAAAGAAAAGAGTGTTCAATGGGGTCTCACACTGTTGAATGGAATCAAGGTGGAGGTTATCACACATTTAATATACTCGCCGAAAAAAATTGTGTGTAAATAATAAATGGTGAACTTCGCTGACTTTAATGAAGTGTATGCCGACAAAACCCCAACGTACGAGGAAATTCCTTGCCAACCCCCAACCTGCTTCGTTGGTTCTTACCCCCCAGTGGCCAAAGCTGGTGAGATGGGTCCATTCTTCGTGAACACCTATCTTCTCCAACCCAACCGGAAGTTTGAGACTTTTGGAACCGTGTCCGTGAGGAGCGCTGATCTCGAGTGCAAGAAGTAAGTTAAAAATAAAATTAGAACTTTAGATATATGAGGGTCATTAAACGCTCAGGTCGTATTGAGGATATAAAATTTGACAACGTCACCAATAGGATCAAGAATTTAACGTATGGACTCTCTGAAAAATGCGACTCTTCTAAAGTTGCGCAACAGGTATTCTCTTCTATGTATGATAATATTACCACTCAAGAAATTGATACTCTCTCTGCTGAAATTTGTGTTGGTATGATCACTTCCGAACCAGATTATGAGGTTCTCGCCACTCGTATTGTCGCAAGTAACATCCATAAGGTGTGTCCTAATAATTTCCATCTCGCAATGAAGAAGCTTCAGAAAGCTAATGTTGTCACAGACGAGGTTGTCGAAGTTTCTCAGCAGGTGAAGGATGAAATCAAAAGTGATAGGGACTTTGACTTTGGGTATTTCGGTCTCAAGACCCTTGAGAAGGGTTATCTTCAACGCGTTGATGGAAAGTTGATTGAGACACCTCAATACATGTTTATGCGTGTCGCTATCGGTATTCACGGGAAGGATATTCCATCTGTACTCGAGACGTATGATAAGATGTCCCAAGGTCTCTTCATCCATGCCACACCAACCCTTTTCAACGCGGGAACGCCTCGACCCCAAATGTCATCCTGCTTCCTCATCGCCAACAAGGAAGACTCCATCGATGGTATTTACGGAACCCTCACTGAATGTGCCCAAATTAGTAAGTGGGCGGGTGGTATCGGTATGCACATCCACGATATCAGAGCGAACAAGTCACGTATTCGGGGAACCAATGGTCAATCGGATGGTATCATTCCGATGCTTCGAGTTTTCAACGCCACAGCGCGTTACGTGAATCAGGCTGGTCGCCGCAAGGGTTCAATCGCGGTGTATGTGGAACCATGGCACGCTGACATCATGGACTTCCTCGAACTTCGCCTCAATCAGGGTGACGAGGAAGCGCGCTGTCGCGACCTTTTCTCTGCCATGTGGATTCCTGATCTGTTTATGAAACGGGTCGAAGAGGGGGGCAACTGGTCACTCTTCTGTCCAGATACGGCGAGGGGTCTATCTGATGTATATGGAAAAGAGTTTGATGCGCTATACACCAAGTATGAGGAAGAAGGACTCGCCCATTCGACCGTCCCAGCCGCTGAAGTATGGAAGGCGATTCTCCGATCCCAGACGGAGACTGGAACTCCATACATGCTCTACAAGGATGCGTGTAACGCGAAGAGTAATCAGAAGAATTTGGGTGTGATTAAGAGTTCCAATTTATGTACTGAGATTATTGAGTACACGAACAAGGATGAGACTTCCGTCTGCAACCTGGCCTCAATCGCACTCCCCAAGTATGTCAACAAAGAGGCGAAGACGTTCGATTATGGGAAGCTTCATGAGGTCACTAAGACTGTCACGAAGAATCTCAATCGGGTCATCGATCGTAACTTTTACCCAGTGGAGACTGCGAGACGTTCCAACATAAAACACCGCCCCATCGGTCTAGGTGTCCAAGGTCTAGCTGATGTATTTATTCTCTGTGGTCTTCCCTTCGATTGTGAAGAGTCTCGCCTCATGAATGCACACATCTTTGAGACCATGTATCACGCAGCCCTCGAAGCGAGTTCTGAATTGGCTGAAGTTGATGGATCCTATGAAAGTTTTGAAGGTTCTCCTGCGTCACAAGGTATCCTCCAACCCGATATGTGGGAAGGTGAAACCAAGTTTAGTGGTCGGTACGATTGGGACACGATGCGTGAGCGTGTGAAGACGAAAGGACTTAGGAACAGTCTCCTCATGGCACCCATGCCCACAGCTTCTACGGCTCAAATCTTGGGTAACAATGAATGCTTCGAACCCTACACGACCAACATCTATCTGAGACGCACACTTGCTGGTGAATTTGTTGTAGTCAATAAGCATCTCGTTGATGATCTCAAGAGGGCTGGTCTATGGTCAAAGGAAATGAAAGATCTTATGGTGAAGGCTGGGGGTTCTATTCAAAATATTGTCGATATCCCAGATGATATTAAGAAATTGTACAAGACTGTGTGGGAAATTAGTCAGAAGTGTATCATCGATATGGCCGCGGATCGGGGTCGTTTCATCGATCAGTCTCAATCTATGAACCTTTTCATAGAAAGTCCCACAATGTCCAAGCTCTCATCGATGCACATGTATGCATGGAAAGCGGGTCTCAAGACTGGTATGTACTACCTCAGATCAAAGGCTAAGGCTCGTCCAATTCAATTTAGTCTAGAACCTGATTGTGTCGCGTGTTCAGCTTAAAGTTTAGATGAGTACAATAAACAGAAGAAAACATGGACAAAGCACTCGAAAACCTCCAAATCAATGAATATAAAAATCGAAAAATTATCATTTGTACGAAGCAGGGAACACCCCTCCGTGTGCAACTTCCTCGTATGTATATGCCTTTTGGTGTCTCCGGTTTCACACCCGAAGTTGGACCGACCAAGTACAATATTGACTTTGCTGTAAAAGGTCATGACGAAGAAGAAAGTTACATAAACATGTTTTATACATCTTTACGAAAACTGGAGGACAAAATCATCGACACAGTTGTTGAACAGAGTGAAGTTATTTTCGGATCTACGATGACCAAAGAAGAGTTACTCCCAATGTTCAATTCAAACGTTAAGGAATCCCCTGGTCGTGAGCCAAAGTTTCGTATTAAAGTTGATACAACCATGGAAGATCGGATCAAGTCAAATGTTTTTGATGGGGATAAAAATCCAAAGAATGATGAAGTGACTAATGGTCTCTATGCAAGAAATTCGGGACATGCTATTGTTGAACTCAACAGTGTGTATTTCTTGAACAGAAAGTTCGGGTGTACTTGGAAACTTCATCAGCTCGTAGTCTATGAGCCCCAGAATCTCAAGGGATTTCAATTTATGATTTAGAATTATTCAAAAGTAAAATACTATATATAGCCTGTGCCTCCTTTAGCAATTTACCCTGAACTCTGGTAAACTTCTTTGGATCCAAACCTAGTTTAATCTTAGCTACTTTCACAGACTCCCCCCACTTCGCAAGAGTCATCTTTACTTACTATCCTTGATTATTTTTTTGTACGTCTTGCTTCCCTTCTTAGGGACCAGGCAGAAGCTGTCCTTCTTAACAGCCTTCTCCTTCGCGACATCAATGAACGCCTGGAACTTGGGGTTCTTCTTGAGGGACTTCTTAGCCGCCTTGCTCGCCGCCTTGGAAATGATACGACCATCTTTCATCGTGAGATCCTTCTTGGCGAGACCACCGGAGGTCGCATCGGCGTTACCGTGGAAAACTTCTGCGCGGGAACCAATCATCTTTTATATTACACTTTGAAAATTTTCTTGATGTCCAGAATAGAAATCTTAGCACTCGTCCTGTTCACTGGGATTTGTTTTTCGATTCGTTCATCATTGAGGACTTTGGAACACACGATCGATTTGTGACCCTGGAGAGCGAGAATCTCCTCCTCGACACTCACAAAACGCGGACACTCCCTGTAGATGAGCTTTTTCACATAGACAGGTTTGGTCTGACCCGTTCGGTGCGCCCTACCGATGGCTTGGAGTTCTGTCGCAGGATTCCATGAAGGTGCAGTGATATACACACGAGTCGCCTCTTGGAGGTTCAGACCTTGACCACCACTCTTAATCTGAATGATGAATACCGCACCTGGTGCAGCCTTCTTGAAACCCTCGATCTGTTTGACGCGCTCCTCCTTGGGGACCGAACCATCGATTCGAAACACTTGACCTTCCACATTCTTCTGGATATGGTTCATCTCACCCCTGAATTGACAGAAAATGAGAGATTTTTCGGAAGGATGAGACTTGACCATCTCGAAAAGAGTCTCCATCTTCTTCGAACGTCCCACCCACTGTTCTGGTTGCGTCTTGCTCTGCTTCGCGATACCATCGAGGTACATTTGGGGCCAAATCATCGCCTGACGCGCTCTCAAAAGACACTCTAAGATGACCATATTCTTCGCATTCATACTTTGAGCATGTCTAAACGCGTCCCGAATCGTCTCCTGTGCCTCGAGAAATACAATCTCGTACAACTGCTTCTCATCTGGGTACATCTCCAACTCCACATTCTCAAAATGACATGGTGGCAGTCTCAAACGCTCACTAATTTGTGCGAGATCATCCTTTGTTCTCCTGAGAATGTAGATATCTTTGATCTTGTTGGTCATACCCTGAACGACCACTTTGGAGAGACCCAAGAACGTACACAAAGACACAAAATCCTCCATCGAATTAAAGACTGGGGTACCAGTCACGATCCATTTGATTTCAGTCTGGAGGCGACACACACTCTTGAACAATTTGGACTTGTTGTTCCGAATCTCATGGGCTTCGTCGAGGATAACCCTGTCCCACTGTACCATATGGAGAGCTGTCTTCGTATCAACTTTTGCCCCTTTCACTGTGAGGAGTGTATATGGCGCGAGGGTCACGTCGGCTTCTTTGATTCTCCTATCTGGACCATCAAAGATGTTGATCGTCAAGTTTGGCGCGAATCTGTTGATCTCTTCTGCCCACTGGGTGATGATGGACTTCGGAACGACGATGAGCGTCCGGGGTTTTGGGTTTCCGAGCATGGTTGCCACAAGTTGCACGGTCTTACCCAGACCCATTTCGTCGCATAAGAAACCTCCCTTGGGTCCAGAGGTTTGCGCCTCCATCGTCAGGAGGAATAAGACCCCTTCCCTTTGGTATGGTGCGAATAGACGACCGTTGAGATTATCCTTTGCGTGGTTATATTGTTCTTCAATCGTCAT